GTAATACGTGTCTGAATACTTGAAGTAGACTGTATGTTGGTACTGGATTTATTGTTTACCCTGTTGTCCTGAACTAAGATTCTACTTAGGTTACGTACTAGGGGGTTATCAGAACTACGTAGTGCAGCACCCTCAGAAAGTATGTTACTTAGCCACTGAGTCCCAAACCATGTTTTACCTTGTTCTGGTGAATCAATTTCATCAATACGCTGCGGTGCGTGTATAGGCTGTGGGGCTTCTAAAGACATTTGAATATCAGGGTCTTTGAGATCACCACCTGCTAACACAGTAACGGCTTTTTCATGTTCCCTTAAGTCATCTGCATGTTTTGCATACTTATGGACAAAGGAACCCATGCCACCTGCAAACCCTGCTGAAAAAGCAGTGTCTATAAGCACATCATTTATTGTGTAATCAGGTAAAACATTACTGGCATAAAGACTCTCTAAGCCTCCTTGTGCGCCATACACTGCACCCATCTTACCCACCGTTCTTAACTTAGTAGTGCCTGTGGTTGCCTTGTTCACGGCATTAGCTAAAGTGCCTATGCCTTTACCCACATTAGTCAGTCCCTTAACTCCTGATAACCAACCACCCGCAATAGGTATTGCAGCTAGTGCTAAGTTTTCTTCGGTCAGCATACCAGCACCGAACATTGCCACTACTGTTAGGGCAGGGGAGTCTCCGAAGTTTTCAGCCATAATGCTTTGGTTATTTTGGGTCTGTGCTACTTGTTCCATCATCTGCTTTAAAGACCCCTCTGACTCTGCCCCAAACATGTAGTCATGGAACTCTTCAGGGGTGTCATCAAAGTAGGTTTTCATTACTCTGTCGTCAAACCTAAACTCAGGGTCGTACTCATTATCGACAGCCCTTTGACGTGCTGCTATTTCAACTAAAGAAGCCCCTTCTTCTCTAAAGGCTCCAAAAGAGTCTGTGAACCCAAAGTTATCAGGCTTATCTATAAAGGCATTAACATTGGGGTCAAATATCTTACCGTTTTCTGTAGCTTGCCTCATAACCATTGAGGGGTCTTTGGGTGCTACAGAGTCTGAAGTAAAGACCGAAGTAAATTCTTCTATTGTTTCCATTGTTAATATCCCTTATTGATTCGCCAGATCATTGTTAGCTTCTAGTTGTTTAGCGTCCCTTACCTGTCTAGCGTTCAAACCATTAAACGTGTCTAAGTGAAGTGGTGCGGTATTAGGTATGGTCATACCTTGTAGATTAGTAATCCAAAATGTCTTACCTCTACCACTGTATCGTAGGGAAAGCTGAGTAGGGTCTAAAGCACCCATGCCAATAGTTGCTGCTTGAATTTCAAAATAAGCCTGTGCATCTTCTTGGAATGTAGAACTTTCAATATCTTCACTTCCACCCATAAATACCAACTTTCCATTTACTACTGAGTGGTCATTTACGATTTCCTTTGCGTACTCATCTATAAATTCTTTAGGGTTCATTCCTGTCATTCTGGCGATAACTTTGCCGTACTGAACTATTTTATCTGAGAGTAAGGATTTCTCCTCTTCCCCAGTAACTACATCCCCCCACCCGAAAGTGTCTAATTCATCTATAACCCCTTCGGAAAACTTTTGAAGGTTTGCTGAACTTGCTTTGGATGGTAAATAATCTGGAGAACCTAAAGCAGTTAAAGCCTCTACTTCGTTATTGTCTCCATACATAGTCATCACTCGCCAATCTGCAAACTGTGCGCGTTGGTTAGGGTCTGTAAGATACTTACGGAACATCTGAGGGTTGCCAGCATGAAGCTGTTTTAAAAACTTGAATTTATTCATAGTGGCTTTGAAGTTAGGGGAATCTGGGTCGAAGTCACCAGTACCTAAATTATCAAAAGCTTTACCTGCCATTGCTTTCCATCGTTTGTTTATCACGTCAACTTTAGAATACATGCCTATTTCAGCCGCTAACTTTTGTTCATCTGTTCCGTCAGGGAACTTGGCATTAACTATTTCTGTAATACGAAGCTGTGTTGCTGTGTCCAAGTCATCTTTAGAAATACTCTTTTGTTGACCATTGTGGTCTATATAAGAACCTGCCGTTATGTTAGTTACCCCTGCTATTGCAGAATTTACCGCAGAAGCCATAGCTTTATTTTTACGAACACCTGCTGCTTTCATAGCGATTGCTGTGGTGTTTGCATTTATTATTGCTATCCTCTGGGAACTGGTTATTTCCCCCGATTTTTCAGACCTTTTCAAAGCTAATAAATCAACCTCTTCAAGTGAACCAGCAGACGATTTTGAGTTCCAATCTAAAATTCTATCTGTAACATCTGCTGAATCTCTAATAGACGCATTAGCCTCAGCTTTTTCAATTAATCCTAAAACCTTGTTACGATAATCAGGGCCACCATTACCAGCTTTAATAAGGTAGTCACCAATGACTGTATCCATGAACTCTTCACCACGTCTTTCTTGCTCTTTGAGCCAGTAGTTTTGTAGGTCAGTGTTGGAGTACCCATACTTATCTTTTAAAATGGCTTCCATATCAGCAGCAAAAGACCCAAACCCATCGGCAGTTTCTTCATTTAATTGCTCTTGTGTTAAACCATCGGGGCCAAAGCTACGGCCCTCTTTAAGACTGTAAGTAGAACTAGCTTGGTCGATGTGCATGTCTATAGTGTTAGTGGCAAATACCGAACCAGCATCCTTAAGGTCTTGCCTTTGATATATGGCAGACGAAGCGGTACTAGATGCTTTGGAAGACTGCCGCATAGAGTTAGCTAGAACACCTTTAAGGTCTTCGTCATCTACTTGGTCTAAGCTACCAAGAAATAACGTCTGATATTCAGGAGTTTCTAAAACCTCTTCGTGGGTCATTCGTGCAAATTGCTCTTGTTCCATCAAGGCTTTAAAGCCTATGCCGAATGAGTTCTGAGCCGCTTGCTTTTTACTAGCTTGAATCATGTCCAGCTTGCGTTCTTCTTCCTTCTGAACCCGTTGGACATTACCTGTAACGCTATCTAAAGCCTTACTAATCTGGTCGTTACGTGCTGGTTGCACATAAGTATTTACAGGGGATGCTTGCGGAGCCAAGCGCACTTGGTTCTTAGCATACTGAGTTTGGACACGTTGTTTCGCCACAGCGAACTCCTTTTATCTTGAGGCTCTATGGCCTACTGGTTTCTTCTTAAAGGGGTTTTTTAAACCTTTAAAATAACTAGGGTTACTTCCGTAAGCACCACCACCAATCTGAAGGGCAGTAGCTGCGAAGCTTGGGTAAGGCATTTGATTAATACGAGACTGCCGCCCCGCTTTAGCACCTTCTTTCTCTTCTGCTATTTGAGCCTTAGTTGCACCAAGGTTAGAAGAAGCTTTGGTATCGTCATATAAGTTCTGACGCAATATATCGTTCATTAAGGCATCCACAGATAGCCCTGCTACTCCTGACTCACCAGAAGCTGTCCTAGCTGTTGCTAAATCTCTCATACTTTGAATGTCAGCATCCTGCCCTCGTTGGGCTTCTGCCTCTTCTTCTTGTCGTTGTCTAAGGTTTAGCTGTCGGGCATCACTGAGGTAGGAAGCATTAGCAGACTCTTCATTACGTTTAGCCTGTTCTTGCTGTTCTCCGTAGGATGCTATCGAAGTCATTGCTCCGATAATTGTTGCGGGGTCACACATTTTTAATCCTTACAAATTCGTAGAAAGGTATACCCTCCACACCAAAATCAGGCACAAGCTTCACAAATGAAAAGCCAATGTGACTTAGCCATTTGATAGCTACCTTGTTTCTAGCATCTACATAATTAATTAATAGTGGGTATTGCTGCTGGACTTCTTTGACCCAATCCACTGATTGCGTTAGTAGGTCACGTTTTATAAGTGGAATCTTGTCGCTACCTAGCATCCAAGGACAACCAGTTAAATCGTCAACATGGGCGCAACCGAACATTCCTATAATCTCTCCTTTGTGGATAATAGATTGGGGTCTGCCCGAATCAAATCCTAATTGGAGTGCTTCGATAGGAGTAAAGCCGCTTGAAGCTTTGACTTCCCTAATATCAGCCAGCCGCATTTTTGCAGCTAGTTCAAACACGTCTTCCTGAGTGGAATCGCGGTAATGGGCCATTGTTAAATCCTTGAGGTTCTTTGGGTTAAGAAGCCCTCATATTCAGCACTTTGGAACACACACGGTAGGTAACTGTCGGATGAAATAGTTACGTTTGAGTACCTAGAGTTTGTATGTATTGGGACACGGTACGTACCTTCAGCTAAGTTAGCTCGACCTAGTAAATTATATAGGTTGCCAATAATTCGACCGTTAAACTCTCTGACAGCAGTTGGTCTTGCTGTAGGTTCTGTTGTAACTTTGAAGTAAGCCGTGGTGTTGTACACTATGTTAAAGTTTCTAATTTGAAGGTTGTTAGTTGTTACTGCTTTATTGTCTTGTTTCAAGACTATCTCACTAAACTTATACTTAAAGGTGTACGGAATACCTGTATAGATAACTGCACCACCTGCAAAGTCTGCTAAAGCTTGTGACTGTGTTCGTGGACTACCTACGTTGTTCACAAAGATTCTAGTGCTATCTGAATACAGTAAGTTTGCATTTGCGATCTTGTAGCGTCTGTCTAGTAGAACTGCACCGCCTGAGTAGTTAGATAAACCACTGGTGTAAACCATGTCAGCACTAGCAGAATCGTTAGCCAAGCTAAGGCTCTCTAGATAAATACCATCTGAGTATTCCATGACCAGTTTAATAACTGAGCCGTTAAATGCTACTGAACGTACAGCACCTGAGAACTTCCACTCTGACCACGCAGACTGTAGCTTTTCATCACCACGCCAAAAGTATCTGTAAACAAACACTGAGTTAGGCTTATCTGCTGTCAATGCTAAAAGCATATCTTCGTTAGAAGAGGCTGTTAGATTTCTTATAGTCCCCTCTAAATAGTTCGGGACGTGTGCAGATATGTCAGCAGCGTCATTAGTCTCTGAAGAAGAGTCCACATAATACTCACGGACACCTGACCACTTTCCTTTAGCAAACCCAAAGAACACGTATTTACCTGCACCTACGGGCTTGGCTGTAAGGTCTGCTTCAAAGTTTGTAGACACATCAATATGAACTGAGTCAGGCGTGAGTAAGTCACTAGCCGACAACATGAACTGCGTTAAGTCAGAGAAAATTAACAAGGATTCATTAAATGGAATCGCGTGTTTCAGTATCGAGATTTGATTGTTAGATACAGCTACGTCAATCGGATTAGAGTCTAAGGTTGTTAGAACAGTCTTAGGGAAGAAGTTATAGAACTCGCCAGCTTCACTAAAGATTACATTCTCATCTGCAAGAAACCCTAAGCGGTTGCGGTGGAAGAATATGTCGTTAATCTTGTACCCAATAAAAGATGGAACTGGATTAGTTTCTTCGTCACCTGCCGATCTATCGTCCCATGTTAATGGTGAGAATGTGAATGTACCATTGAGTTCTTTACGTAGCTGGTGGGGCATAGTCAGCTTATTAATACGGTTCTTAATTAACGCACCGTCAGCACCTAGTTCACCTACTGTTTCCTTCCAAATTAACTCATTGTTTGTAGAGTCGCCTTGGGTCAAGTGTACGTAATGGTCATCCTGTTTCTTCTCGTTAGAGCCAGCAACCTTAATCTTAAAGCCTAACTTACCTTTACGGGGTAGGTTCTTAAAATCAATCGTCTGACCTTTGAATGAGTAGAGAAACCTGTCACCAGCACCGTCACTACTAAATACAGTAAAGTCAGTTGATGCGTTTGAAACATAAACTACTGAGCCTATTTGCTCTTTTACAAAGCCACTGGCAAGGCTTAAGTTGGTGAATAACTGGTTTGCTATATAGTCTGTGCCAATCTGTGCAGCATGTGCAGAAGATGAACCATCTGGCGTTGTGAATGTAGAAGTAGCCGAGCCTACTTTGATTGTGTAGGTTAAGCCGTAGTCAGCCTGTCTAACATAAAACATAGCCTCGTTTGGCCTTGCCGCAGACACAAAAGAATCCTGAGCTATGACCTTGTTCTTATTTACTACAAAGGTGGTGTCACCCACGGACACAGCACTAACATTAGCATTAAAATCACTAAGTCCAGTTAGGTATGAGGGTACGCTGGTAATAACATTACCTGCACTATCTTTGACAGTCTTTTCTACACCAGCTTGGTTAAACACTTTAATACCCGAACTGCTAAACACTGCTGTGTAGTCTTCTGTGCTTGAGTATTTAATAGGGTGTATAAAGGCGGTAGTACCTGCCAAGCTGTTAGACAGTTTAGCTATGTGTTCAGTGCAGGGACGTTTTTCCAAGCCCCTAGTCACAGAAGATAATCCGTTTTCTTGGAGTTCTGCTTGGCTTTCGTGACGTAGACTTGCGGGTTGTTGGGAGATTCCATTAAGGAGATTAGGGATTGAACCTGAGACTAAAGACATAGTTAAACCACCTACCTTTTGTAATGAGCGATTTTATCAGTCTCATAATTATCAAATATATTAAAGTCTTGTACGTCTGCTTCATTCTGCAAAACATTACTCCACGCCATCATTTCATCTTGGGAGTTATATGAATGTAATGCTTCTGAGCCAAGTACACGATCTTGTAGGATACGGGCAGCTTTTATAGCTACATACCGCCTTGCCGTTTCGGGCATTTCCTCAAATTCTAATAAGACAACCATATCGACTTGAACGGCTGTGCCTATTGCGTATGTGTTTTTAACTCTGTCGTACATCTTATTACCACGCTGAACTAAGTCAGACGTTTTGGATACACGGTTGTGTATTGTATCCACATGCAAACAGTTGGCAGGGAGTGTCAACATATCGCTTGCGTCAGGTGAAAGAGAAAAGGTTATTTCAGTATTAAACGACCAACCTTGTGCTTGGAAATCACGGCTAACATTGTTTAATGTTTGCTCTGCTGAACTGGCTTCAACAAGACCTGAGTTGAGAGAGTTAACAGGGGATTCACCAATGGTTGCCAGCAAAGTATTGATTGCTTCTAGTTTGGATGTTGGGGTCATGGTTTGCCCTTTTAAATGAAAAAAAAGGCAGGGAGAAATTAATCTCCCCACCTTTGAGTTAGCTGTTAGACAGCATTTAAAGAAATGGCACAAGCAGGGCGCAGGATGTTGTGACCCATTGCGTACTTAGCTACCATTAATGTTCCTTGGCGATCAATCTGATACTCAGACTCGACACCTAAGTCTAACAACTTAACAGTTGCAGCAGCGTCTTGGCTGAAGATCAAACCACGCAAAGCAGCGTAGTTACCACGGTATGCCGCAGTACGTGTCGTTGTGATTGGCTCAACGTCTGCTGAAGAACTGGATTGGTTAGTC